GTGTGATGATGGTCGTGATGTCTGCCAGATAGCGGATGTTAGAGTCAAAAGATTTTTGATAGCGTCCATAGGTCGTAATGGAAGCAGCGTCTATATCTGAATAAGTGCTGTTGTAATCATTGCCATAACGCACAATCTCACTATTGCGGATCTTGCCTATCTGTAGGATTGACTTAACACTGGCTGGAGATGCGTAATTACCATCTAATTGAGTCGAACCATTAGCAGCTAAATAGTTGCTTCTGTGATCCGCGTCTGCATAGGAAATCCGCCCCTGCTTGTCCTCGTAGAGCGTTCCAATCGCGCTATCTGCTATCTGATGAATTAAAGTCTGTGTGTTGCGTTCTCCTGCTGCAAGATTGTCCATCTGATACAGACCAGTATCAATCTCACCTAAACCGACATTTTCAGCATTAGCCCATGTAGTAGTTGGATCATAATTAACCCACTGCAAAGCAGCTGCAACTTCTTGCCATTCATTAGCTAGCAAGTCCGACAGAATGGTGGAAATCTGAACGCCATCTAGATCATGAGCCACAGCTGCTGTGTAGATTGCTTTAGGCAATTTAGCCAATGCACCTACTGCAAGAATCGTTCCAAGAGTTACAAAGCCTGTCTCTTCTGGGCTTCTAACAGAAGTTGTAAAGTCCGAGACTGTGCCACCGAATACAGGAACATAAACGCCAGTTGAGTCCTTCATTTCTAGGGTTAAAACATCTGTAACATCGATGTCAAAAAGGGCATTTGTTGAGTTTATAATCTCCATGCGAGCGTAACCTGCTTGACATTGACGATCTATGTCAATACGCCCAATAGTTACATTGACGCTAGTTACATTCGTGTACACAGTCGTACCGACTGTGATGCGCCATTCTGGGAGCCATGTCATGCTATTGAGAGACTCGTAGTTCCGCGCTGATTGGCTTGACGGATAGCATCTTCAATCGCTCTGGCAATGGCTTCTGGATCTCCAACGCCTGTATTAACTGTAATGTTTATGTCTCGATCGCGTGAACCAACTGCGCCTGAATTAAACACTGATCCACCTTCTGCTGCGCGGAAGGAACCAGCATTGAATGGATTCATTGCGCCATTAGCAAAAGAATTGACCAGAGCATTAAAAGCACCTGCATCTTCTACAGTCTGAAACACAGGTGGTAAGCCATCAACTAGCTTGGTGAACTCTTTGCCATTCTCGCCAATGACTGAAATAACGCCACCAAGAGCTTCTGTTGCTGCGTTGATTTCAGCAATGGTTCTAGGTGCAGTAGTTGGACGGATGCCGTTAGGAGTCTGGATAAATCCATCATCGCCACCACCGCCACCACCGCCACCACCGCCACCTGAAGGTGGAGTGAAAGTAGGTGTCTTTGCCTGTGCCAAAAGAGCAAGCATCTCTCGGATCTTGCGTAAGGCTTCATCTAGGTTGTTTTGATTGATTAAATCTTTAGGTGAAAGACCTTTGAGGATGGACTCGATAGCCACCATCTGAGTCTTTTGATTGCTTAAAGCACCAAGAATCTTTAGATCTTCATTAAGTTTGGCTGTTGCAGCAATGATGGCTGCTTCATCTTTAGAAGCAATGGCATCTTCTAAAGCAAGAATAGAACGCTTAACATTAAGACGAGCAGTGTCATTTGCAATCTGCAAGACTTGTGCAGCATCTGTTGCTTTACCAAGTTGCTGAGCCTGATTGGTAAGAGCTGCTGCAATCTGGATCTTGTCAAGATCGAAGACATCGCTGCTCTTCCCCAGTGCAAGATTAGCCTTGTCAATAACACCTTGTAACTTCTTGGCTGTGTTCTGCTTATTGAGCAGAGCAAGTCTTTCTTTCTCTCTGCGTAGAGCTTCTTTCTCCATCTTAGCCAGAAGTTCTTGTTGCTTCTTCTCGGTAAGTGTGAGCTTTGCTGCTTCTTGTTTGTCAGGAATGGTGATGTTCATGCCAAATTGCTTACCAGCAAAACCCTCAAAGATCTGTCGTGGAAGATTCTTCAGGTTCTGGATAAGAGTTGGAATGACACCAATAGTTCGACCGGATTGGACTGTGACCTTAGCCAGTGCTGTAGCGATTGACTCAATTACATAAGCTGCATCGGATGCGTCTTTACCGCCACCGACAAGAGCGAAGGCATCGACTAAGCCACCACCAATAATTTCAGAAGCGTTATTTGTTGCAATGCTGAGAACATCAAACTTGTAAGCAGTAGTATCAAGATAATCTTCAGCTGCTCCAGCTGACTTCTTCAGGATAACTGACAAGATGTCATTGAATGACATTGTCGTAAGTTCAGCTCTTGTTAAGCCTGTATTGTACTTAATTAGACCTCTAGTAACTCCTACATAACCTTTACCAAGATCCTGTGTAACAGTGGCTAAATCAATGCCAGATGCTCGGCTGATCTGAATTGCATCATTGAGCAACTTCTGAGACTGGGTCAATGAGCCAGTGGTGGTAAGCAAACCCTGAAACGCTGGACGAAGGATGTCGTCTGCGATTGACGCTGACTTCTCTAATTTAGCGATGTAGTCTGCAATGGCAGGATTAGCAAAGCCAATGCCTAGATTCTCAACTGCTCGACTTAATCGTGTAGCTGCTGCTTCATCTGCTGCAAAGGCTTTAACAGAAGCCTTGCCGTAAGCAATGATTGCAGAAGTACCATAAGCAAGACCTACTGCACCTGCTAACTTCTTGACATTGCTTGTTAGTTTCTGCGTTGCTGTGTCTGCTTGCTTGAAAGCCTTTTTGCCAGTGAACTCGGCTGCTATGTCAATCTTTACATCGGCTGCCATTACTTCACCTTCAATCTTGATTCTAGTTTGTCTTTAGAGGTTTCGATTGCTTTGATAACAGCTGCTGTCGCTTTACCTTGATCTTCAGCCCATGCACGAAAGATTGCGCGACCCTTTAACTTACGAGATACGCGTCCTGCCTGACCCTCTGTTCTTTGATAAGCATCCACAATGCGACCTGTTCGATTCATGGCATCGATGAATTGCTGACCAGCATTAGGGTTATTGCTCATAGATTGACCCTTGTTACCTGAGCGAGTCATCTTGCCAAAATTGGCATGTCGTGGAGCAACAACTGGTGACATTGGAGCTTGTGGTCTGCCTTGTGGATTTACTCGACCAGCAGTCTCGTAGATAGATCCAGAGACGGAAGCATTGACAATGCGAGCAAGGGAACGCCATCCACTGCGATTAGGCTTAGAAGGTGTTGTCTTGTATCCAATGCCGCGTTTTGCATCCCCTGTGCTCCAAGAACGATTGCCCCATGCACCTTCTCCTCCTTTAGCCCATCCGCTTAAAGGTGCTGTGCTAGGAATAAAACCACGAGCTTTATTAGTAATAGGTTTAAGGATTAAAGCAATCTCTTTTTGAGTTTCTTTAGCAAGATCTGGAGTGAACTCTCTCAAAGCCTTACGAAGTTCGACCGCGCCTTTGACGCTTGCTGGCATCTGCTGTCTCCTTCGCTTCATCCTTTAGACCTTGAACTAGAGCATCTAGCATGGTCTTATCTAAATCTAATAAGTGCTGTGGCGCGATCCCCAACCTAATGCTTAGCCTAGCAATTAGATAGGTGAATGGTTGATCGCGCTTTAAGCTAAAGGGTCTGAGTCAAGCACCTCAACACTTTTAAGTGTTTCAATGAACTCAATCCCGAAAGGCTTAACAGTTTCACCTGACCTGCGAGTGACTTCCCATGCCAACCAATAAACATCCGTCTGACGCTCTTCCTCACGAAAAGAACGATGAAACCCTTTTTTAGCGTATAACTCAAACGAATACTCCACTGCTGGAGTAATTTCGCCTTCTATAACGCTTCCATCTGTACGAACGATCTTTAGTTTTGCCATGATTAGCCCCTTAATTTAGTTGTTTATGACCAAGTACCTGTTGAAGCGTAAGAAGTTTTGCTGTTGCAAGTAAAGGTAATGTCAATCATTCCTTCGTCTCCGACTGCTCCATTGATGTCTGTTAGGTTATCAACAAAGATTGTACCTGAATAGAGAACATTTGTTGCTGATACTGCAGCTGATGAATCCTGAATTGCTTGGAAAGCAACTGTAGATCCGAAGGCTGCCTGTAGAGTAGCAAGAACATTCGCTGCTGCTGTGTCGTTCAAGAATGAAACAGTGATTGTGTCTGCTGCAAGTCCTGCAACAAACTTATGAGCTGTGTCGCCCATCGCTGTGACTTCCAAACTATCCACAGTGCGGTTTAGTGTGAAAGCAGTGACATGGTCTGAAAGATTGACTGTAGCAATCTTAAATCCGACCTTATTGTTTAAGAAAATTGCCATTGATTATTCCTCATCTTTCTTGGTAGTTACTGGCTTAGGTGCTGCTTGGGTCTGACCAATCTTCTTCAAGAAGGCTAGATCCTCTGGTGTTAGCTCTGACATGTTAGCTCCAACTTGTTAGGATTGATACGGAAATCTCGCAACTGAGTAGGTCACCCGAAGCAGCATTGAGAATACTTGGTGCGCTTATCGCGCCTACATTATAGGTCAAAGAAGATGCAGCGAGTTTGTTAAACACTCCAACCACAAAATCTTCTATGCCATTAAGGTTGCCCTCGTTATCGAATAAAGGCGCAACAATAATCAACTTGAAATTAGCCAATGGGCTTACTGTGTTGCGAGCATTATTGCTTGGAGTTACATAAGGATCATCTGGAGAAACAATTACAGAGTTTGCTAGAACTGTGGCAGGCGGAAACGCAAAGACTTGGTATTTTGTATTATCGACTAATGCGTTGGCTAGTGTCGTTCTAAGTGTCGTGAGAGCAACTGGCATTATCCCACCATCGAGCGAGGGTCTAGTGCGTGTGCAATCAATCCTCTTACCTTAGCGAGTAGCTGTGCGCTCATTCGATAAGGTGAGGGCTGGAAATCGACTGCGTTACTGCCTGAGAGTGTGGCTGTACGCGCTTGCCAGATTTCAACAGCGATCATCAAAGATGCGTTCTGAACTGCTGTATCAGTTGTGTAATCAACATTTGTTGTGCCTGCAACTTGACCAAGTGGAGAAACTGAATGTTGATCTGTTGCAGCTGGAGATCCAGTAATAGCATAAGTAATTGAATAAGGGCTCACTGCTGTCAATGTCTTTGTGCCGTTGAAAGGTGAACCATTGCCGGTGATTACTACGGATTGACCTACATAAAAAATACCTGAAATGTCTGAATCAAAATAAAGAGTGCCCTGAGTAGTTGTGTTGCCCTGCGATGAATTAAATTGGTAGTTATTCCATAGCATTGGAAGTAGGACTGCATCCGATGCGTCACATACTTCTTGAAGGGTGGCATCTGGATACAATGTACCGACTCCGAGAGTGCTACGGAGTTCTGCGACTGTCGTAAGTGCCATTCCCATTCCTTTCTAAAGACTCTGGGGAGTAGAGGGCTACTACTCCCCAGAGCGACTTAGTGTGTTACTTATGCAACCTGTACTGCGCGGAATGCTGTTGGGTAACGATTTACCACTGCAACATAACCATAGATACCGATTTCAAGTTGTCCATTAGCGACAACATTTGCGCGAATCTGAAGCGTTCCGCTTTCGTGGAATCGCATTGCCATTGAAGGATATACAAGACCGACCTTTACGCCAGCTGTTCCGCCTGCATAATTTGGATCAACTACGAGATTAAGTCCTGCGACTGTTCCGTTTGTTGAACCTTGTGTAATTAAGCCGTTAGCATTCTGAGATGCTGCTGCTGCGTATAGAGGGCGACCTGTTGTATCAACTGCTCCAAGAAGACCAGCGAAATCAACATCATCGTTACCGCCTGAAGTTGCAACCAATAGGTTGTTAGGTGTCTGGCGCATGATTGCATAAGAATCTGCGATTGACTTAGCGATTGCCTTGTAGATTGTTGTTGAAGATGAATCTGCTGATCCGTCTGCTGCAATCTTAGCTGCATAAGCATCTGTCTTCTGTGCATATGATGCAGCCAACTCGCGAAGATAAAGATCTAGGAAAGATGGGTCGCTGCGATCAACGAGCTCTAGATCGAGCTTGCCAGCACCTGCGAACTTGACAACTGTATCTTCTTGGAAGGTTACTGTTGTGTCAGATGATGCAAATTCTGCACCTTCTGCTGTTAAATCTACTGAAGCCTGTGTTCCGAGCTTTGGAGTAAAGATTTTCATTCCAGCTGCAGGCAAGGCTGCGCGCTCGATAGAATCAATAAACGGACGAGACGAATCGATGATACCGATTACATCCTTTAGGTATGTTGGTGGAACCATACCTGTGTTTTCTGCAACTGTTGCAACCTGTAGAGCTGCTACTAGTTCGCGAGCATCTGCGTCACCGCGTGATGCGTTGAGTTGTGCCTTAGCGTATTCGCCTGCTGTGACATTTAGGTTAAGGCGTGGGTTTGTGTAATACATTGCTGTAACTGTAGGACGAGCAGCTTCAACTGCTGCTGCCTCTACTGGTGCTGCAACTGTCTCTGGAGTATTCTCCACAGCTGTCTCGCTTTCTGTTTGTGGGTTTTCTTCAACAGGGATAACTTCCTCTGCTGCGATCTCTAGTATCTCTGAACTCGCAAATGCGGGAACAGTTACTAGAGAAACTTCTTTTAGTCGAGCTGATGAAACAACTGTGTGTCCATCTTTTGATGGCTGTGATGAAAGGATTTCTGCGCCGATCGATAATCCTGTAACGAGCCCTTCCTGAGCCATAATCAAAGCGTCATTGCCACCAGATGAGCGACTTAGCTTGAAGGTTGCATAGATACCATCTGCGCGAGTCTCTGAAGCAGTCATGCGACCTATTGGCTTCTTTAGATCGTGCTGTGATAGCAACTTAATCTTGGATGGATCTGCAATCTCAATCGATCCTGCTGCAAAAGTGTAAGCACCAAGATTAGTGTGCCCGATTTCTCCAGTGCCTAGAGGCACAATCTTTCCAGAGATTTCTCTGCGTTCTTCTGAGCATTCGATTGATGATGCTTCGATGTATAAGGTTTCCATTATTCCATTTCGCTTCCGTTAGGAGATAGATCTTCCATTTCCATTGCTTGTGCAGTTGTAATTAAACCAAGAGCCAACATCTTCTCTAGTACTAGTAGTCTTTCCATTGGCTCTGTACGAAGGAACGAGTCGTCTAAACTGAACTTTACATAATGTCCTGCTGTGGAGACATCATCCATGCTGAGCCTTGACTCAATCGCTGAGACATAAGGCTGCAAAGTCAAAGCAACCATCTGCTTGCGCTCATCTTGAACATTTGCATAAGTCATTGTTGTATTCATTGAAGCAGAAACATAATAAGGATCTACAGAACATAATCTGGCGCATTCAGTAGCAAGGTTCTGGATTGCATCTGTGTAGCCCATGTCCTTAGGACTGAAGCCAGTAGTTTGATAATCAAGAGTCGAAGTAAGATAAGCAGTGCCATTATTTTGACGAGCGCGCTTCCAAGCAGCTAATAATCCAGAGACTTCAGCAGGTGGAAGATCTGCGCCAGAGTTTTTTAAGAAACCAGTCGCTGATGGTGTTTCGAGAGCGACACTTGCTGCTTTTTGTGCATCGAGTGCAGCTTTGATAGTTGAACCACCAACAGCAAGGATGCCTTCATCTTTCTGGAATGTAATGAGAGATCCAAGACCTGACATAGGCAAAGGAACTCCATCGAGATAATACTGTGTCACAAAATTATTGACTGAGTCTGTATTGAATGTAACGCGGTTGTTAGCAACCCATTGCGCGTTAGCCATTCTGTTATCTTCAAGATAAGTCTCGGTAATTTGCCAGTAACTCACGCCATACATAAGCAAGCTGTCAAGTGTGAAGTACATCGTCTCGAAGCGTGGCTGAGCTTTAGAAGGTTGCTCTACCCATCGTGGTGCAGCAATCATTTCACCTGTGGACTTCTTGTAATACTCCAGAGGGATACTTGCGATAGTGCCACAGATTAGATCGCGACATCTTTTGATTGATGGCACTTGTAGAGCTTGTGCGCGAGTGACCATGACTGGGAAGTAATTGCCATAAGTCAAGTACGACTCGGACATAACTTGCG